GCATGCTCTAAGCAATAGATACCCTCCACAGGCGACTTTAGCAGAAGAGGCAAAATCGGGGGCAACGGCGAGGCTTCGCTCGCGTAGTTTCCCCCTCCGCCCATTTCCCACAACCACGGCGCAGGAGCCGGTGCTCCGATGGAGAAACGGCACCTCGCCTCCGTCTGTTCGTTTGCTCTACTCACCCTCTGCAACAATCTGAACTGCACCCAAGTTTTCCATATAATTTGGTACCCCCTGCTATACTCTAAATAGACGCGCGCTGGCGGCGCAGCTCCAGGTCCGCCAGTCTCTGACAGTCCGCGTCCCTCTACTGTCAGGCGATGAACTCCCACATGTATAACATCTCTCCGACGACCATGGATGGCCGCTCTCGCTCCCTTTGTTCCCCTCGCGTTTGCAGAAAGGATAAACAACATCTATGCTGATGGACGAACCCATGTATCCCTCGGTTCAGGGTCAGGCTATGCCCGATCTGGGACTGGCCAGGTATGGGATAGTTGATAATCACGCGCTGCCTCCTGCGACCGACTCCAGTACCGCTCCGCTGGATTGCGCTCCGCCGCCTTTACAGCGTGGCGATATTGCCGGGATGGGACTCGATCCTACGGTCCCGGCAATCGATCTGCAACTGGCCAATGCTTTTACTGTGCCAGACCCCGCGCAACTGGCCGCGCCAACTCCGCGAGGCGCGGTCAATCCTCCGACGTTTACGCTGCCTGAGATGGATACGCCACGCTTGGCGAATGGCGATCTGACCGGGCCGGGGATCGCGTGGCTGCCAGGTTTCGCGCCCGATCCTTCTCTGCCCGATCTGCTGAGCTATCCCCATCCGACTGGCCTGGAGATTGTTGCGGCCAGTTCGCAGCCTTTGATCACAGATCCGCTGTATCCCGATTTGACCATGTACGATCAGCCCGCCGGGCTGACTATGCCCGGACCACTGATGCCCGATCCGACGCTGCCCGATCTGGAGTCGCCCATCTTGCAGCAGGCGGTCCATATGCCCGATCGGCCCGGCGATCTGGCCGGGGATGCGCTGGCGCAGATGCACGCTGATCCGACCTTCGCGCAATTGCCCGCGCAGGATTATCAGGATCTGTGGATGCAGCAACAGGGCCAGACCACGCATCGCGAGCGCCGACAGGGCATGATGATGCTCGGTCTGGACCAGGAGGAACATGACGCTTGAGCAGCAGCAAGGGCGAACAGCTTCAAGAAAACATCCAACTGGTCGGCCACATCTGCGAGGCGGACGCGCTGAACGAGGCAGGCCACGATGTACGCGTGACCGTGGTGAAAGGCGGCAAGTCGGCCAATGGCTTTTACTACGATACTCACGCTCTCCAGGCCATCACCCGCATGGTCGAGGGCGCGCAAGCCTACGCCGATCACGGACGAAGCGCGGCTGATGAGCAGACGCGCAGTGTACGCGATATGGTCGGCTTCTATAAAGATGCCCGTTTTGTCCCTGCCGATGCGCAGAACCCGCTTGGACGCGTCGACGCCACGTTGCATATTCTGGAGGCTGCGGGCTGGCTCTGGAGCATGATCCAGGAGGCTGTGCAATTGGGCAAACCCGACCTGATCGGTCTGAGCATCGACATCTTCGGCGTGGCCGAGCCAGATCAGCAGATGCAGGCGCGAGCGGTGCGCAAGGTGGTCGCGCTGAATAGCTGCGATGTCGTGACCCGTCCGAGCGCGGGCGGGGCGTTCCAACGCATTCTGCATGCTGCGCCTTCTACAACTCTTTATGTAGACCCTCTTAACCAGGGGACATATACAACTTTTTTCTCGGAAGGAGATTCTATGCATCCCGAACAGTCAGCGGATAATCAGACCACTCTGGCGCAGGACAACGCGCAGGGCGGGACAGAGACCAATGCGCGGCAGATCGCCGAACACCAGCCGTTGCCACGTCCAGCGGCACAGCAGATTCAGGAAGCGGAGACGCAACGCCTGCTCAATGAACTACGTCTTGAGCGCAGCGCGATCCTGCTGGAGCGGCGTCTGCTGGAATGCCTGCTCCCTGCGGCAGCGCGCACGCGTATCAAAAACCGCTTCGCGGGCCGCATCTTTGAGGAAAACGAACTCGACAGCGAGATCGCCAGCATGCAGACGATGCTCGCCAGCATGGCAGACGCCGGGCTGATTCGCGGCCACGGCTACGAGAAACCCCAGATCGGAGGCCAGATTACCGAAGCCGAAAAGGTCCAGGCCGCGTTCGACGCCATGTTCGATCTGGAGATCGACACAGCAAAATTCGGCAACATTCGCGGCTTTAGCTCGATCCGCGAAGCCTACGCCCGCGTCACCGGCGATAGCAGCGTCGCGGCAGGACTTAGCAATGCCTCGCGCCTGGGCCTGATCGGCATTAGCGAGCACGCGCCCATCACGCGCGTCACCGAGGCCGATACCACCACGGCCAGCTTTTCGTACCTGCTCGGCTCGTCGATGAACAAGCGCCTGCTCAAAGATTATCAGGCCTGGCCCGCAGAATGGCAGCGCTTTGCGGTCATCGCGCCCATCAAAGACTTTCGCCAGCAGTCCCGCGTGCGTCTGGGCGCGTTCGGTTCGCTCTCGACCGTGGCTGAAGATACCGCTTATACCTCAATCACCCTGACCGATAGCGCGGCAGTCTATGTGCCAGTCAAGCGGGGCAATCTTGTAACTGTATCCAGAGAAACGATTGTGAATGACGACCTCCAGGCCATCAAGCAGATTCCCACCAAGCTGGCCGTGGCCGCAGCCTATACCCTGGCCGAGTTTGTCTACGGCTTTCTCTCCGCCAACCCGACCATCTATGACGGCAACGCGCTGTTCACCTCCGGCGCTCCCCACGGCAACCTGGGATCAACGGCCCTCAGCAGTTCCGCCATGCAAGCGGGCGTCACAGCCATGCGCGAACAGACCAACTTCGCAGGCAAACGCCTGGGCCTCAAACCATCCTTCCTCGTCGTCCCGCCAGAACTGGAATGGACCGCCATGGTAGCCACCAAAAGCGCGGGCATACCCGGCAGTCCCAACAACGACATCAACCCTATGCTCGGCTACGTCACCCCGCTCGTCTCCCCACAACTAACCAGCACAACCCAATGGTTCCTCGTCTGCGATCCCCGCGTCGTCGACACCATCGAAATCGGCTTCGTCGGCGGTCAGGTCAATCCCGCGCTCTTCATCCAGGATATGCCGCTCTACGGTCTGAACTTCACTCAGGACGTGGTATCGTACAAAGTCCGTTAATCATAGCGGCTTCGGGGAGTAATCCCCGTCGAACACTCCGAGAATTGCTGGAAAACCCTGCAAGACTGTGACACCACAGCGCAGCGCGAAAGAGCAAACGCGAAGGTTTGAGAAGGCACAGGTAAGGGCAATCAGCAGCCGAGCGCCTAAAGGGCAAAGCCACAGGGCGAAGGTCCAACGACCAGGTACGGAGCATCCTGAAAAGGATGAAGGTATGGTCTGGACTCTCCAGAAATGGAGAGAATCTGGCAGAAATGGCCAGATCCATGCAAATAGCATGAGTAACAAAATCGCATGAGTACGGGGGAGCAGTCCTGGACTATAGGGGCTTATATCGTGGGGTATGAGTTGTAACACAGGTATTAAGGAGATGTAAGGCAGTGAATAAGCTAATGAACGAGAGGCAGCATACGAGAAAAAGTATGCTGCCCAGGAACAATCAAAACAGGAGTACAAATTTCTGGAAGAGGATAGCTTAGCATGAGCGGATTTACAAACAACGACGGTTCGGCCCTGACTGGAGGAAAGCTCCCCAACGGCACCGGCGAGGCGTTCAACCTGGACAGCAACGGAAACCTGCTCACAGCGCCCGGCACTCCAGGCACGGGAGCCGGGAATATGCCTACCAACATCGCGCAAATCAACGGCGCGGCAGTGCAGATGAGCGAGGACGATGGGGCGCTGCTCAATAGTTTAATCGAGTATGCGTTGATGGGCTACAACTCTGGCGGGCCAGTGCTTGCCAGCGGCGTGCCCACACAATTAGCCTTCGATCGGCTACGCACCTGGCTGGGTAAGGGATCGCAGAGCAACAGCATCACTGCAACCAGCGCGGGCGATACCGCGCTCACCTTTGCGGTCGCGCCAAAAACGCTCCTGCCTGGTCAGGCCATCAAACTGGCGGGCGCGTCCTCGCCTGAATATGTCTACGTAGCCGATGGCTTCACGCCCGGCGCGAGCGTGACCAGCGTGCCGCTCAAAAGTCCAGTAGTCAACGCCGGCCAAACCTCGGCCAGCTGGAGCGTCTTCAACACAGCCGGACCCGGCAGCGGCAGCGTGCCGCCTGAAGGCATTCTGGTCCTCCAGGAAACGCTCTTCGATGTCGCCACGGGCAACCTCTATGCCAAACAGGGCTTCCGGGGCGTACAGGATGTCAACGCAGGCGGGCGCACCTCTACAGCCATCGCCGCAGGCACAAGCGCAAACACGGTCGTGAAAAACAGCCCCGGACGCCTGGCGCGCATCCTGGTCACGGCCACGGGAACCAATCAGTTGAACGTCTTTGACAACGCTAGCGGGGCCAGCGGCACGCAGATCGCCCTGATCCCGGCGAACGCGGCAGTCGGCACGCTTATTGATTGCCAGGCCCCGGCGCTCAACGGCATCACTGTGCAGGGTAACAGCGCCAATCCTGGCGTGACCATCTTCTACTACTAACTATAAGGAGGAACAATCTATGTCTTTTGTCGAAGAACTCATCCAGAACAGCGGAGGGCGCTATGTCGGCGGACAACAAGCGCCCGCAGGCAGCTACCTTAATCCCCGAACAAGTTGCATCTTTCAGCAAGCCAGCGATGGCGCGTTACCCGCCTGTGGCATCTTTGTCCAGGTAACAACCAGCGGCACCAGCACCCTTTCCCAGTGCGCCACCGCCATCAACGCCCTGGTCGCGGGCCTGAGCTACACCAGCGCCAACCTCCACACCTACACCAGCGCCGACCTCGCGCCCTATCCCGGCCAGTCCGCTAGCGACGCCTGAGCAACCCGTTCAGGCGGTCTGAGGAGCATCCCATGACTGAACAAGCTATCAAACGCGGCCTTCTACAGACCTTTGACCCGCTCACCTATACCGCGACCATCCTGATCCTGGAGGCTACCAGCTACGTGCTCACCAGCGTACCCATTGCCACCAGCATCGATGGTACCTCAGCCATCAGCGGAGCCAGTTGCGCAGTGCTCTTCCTGGACACGCAAAACCCGACCGACGCCGTTATCATCGCCGTCTACGGAAGCGCGCCCGCCAGTCCGCCTGGACGAGTCACCTTTGTAACGCCCATCCAGCAGATCAACGCCAGCACCATCAATAGCGCGACCATCAACACCTACACCATGAGCGGCCTGCCAGGCAGCATTCTGGGCATCCTCTTTAAAGCATTCTTCACCTGCTCGCTGAGCGGAACCTCCATCTTCATCGCCCCGCACGGAGGAACCATGGCTGACTACTGCACTATCGGCAACCTCTCCAGTGGCGGCGCAACCCTCGCGGGCAACGGGATTGTCCCTGTAGATGCCAGTGGGAGAGTTGATATTCAGGCCAACAATGGCAACTGCACAGTCACACTCTATACCTACGGCTATATCATTTAAAAGCTTCTTCTTTTGCTCGTCGCCGCTAGCGACGAGCAAAAGAAGAAAGAAAGGTTTGTGTGGGGACACCCCATACCCCGGCAAAGGGCCGCGCCCTTTGCAATCCCGCGACGAGCAAAAGAAGAAAAGAAAGGTTTGTGTGGGGACACCCCATACCCCAGCAAAGGGCCGCGCCCTTTGCAATCCCGCCTGTCCGATCATACGCCAACCAGAAAGGATATCTCATGCCTGAAGATCTTCAACAGGACACTCTCAGGCGGATCAACGCCTGGGTCGAGCGGCTGGAAGAACAGATCACCCGCCTCCTGGACGCCTTTCAGCCAGAAGAACTGCAACCTGCCCAGGCAGCCAGCGTAGCCGGGAAATACCTGACCCTGTTGGCGCGCCTGCTTGAACTGCGCCAGCAATATAACAGCGCGCCTCCCAGCCAGGAAGAACTCCTGTTCCGCATCATCTACGGTCAGGTACCAGAGCGCAGCGAGATCAGCGAGGAGCCAGCTCCCTGACCCCTCGCTGATCTTCAGAAGCGTCTAATCTTTAGTGGAAGGTATAGAAAGCGAAGGAGTCTGCCCATTAATAAACTGCGCAATCGCCAGCAAGGTCGGAGGATCAGTCCAGCCAAGCGAATGATTGGCAAACGAGTTGCCCAGATTGGGACAGGTCGCCGAACCCGCCACAATCCTCCTGGCATAGACCTGAGAACCCGCGCCCAGATCGTTGATCCACTGCGTACTGAGAAACGAATCGGGAGCCAGCCCCAGCGTATATGCGCACGCGCTCAGGTTAAAAACGAAATCATTGGGATTGCCCAGCGTAAGCACAGCAATGTGATCCTTGCTCGCCGCCTGTGTCGCGTAATACTGGTTAGACACTTTCTTACTTGAAGCCGCCAGAGAAAGACCCTTCAGCGGGACCAGAAGATCATTCGCGCCATAGCCCGCACCCTTGTTCGAGTCATTAAACGTCTGGTTCAGGCTTTCCACGGATGTAAAGTTCTTGACATCCTGGCAGCCCGCAAACAGGCGATGAAAAGCAAGTTCCAGTACCTGTTTATCGAAGCCCAGAAAACCAGCAGGCAAGCCACCCAGAGGCGAGTCCAGCGTCACAATGCCCGCGATGCGTCCGCCATTGATGATCGCCGGTGAGCCGTTCATGAGATAGTTTTCCAGGAATGAGTAGACCACGACCCCTCCAAACGAGCCACCGAGCAGATAGAAATCCGAATTGGCATGTTTGGCTGCGTAAGCGTTGATCTGACCTTGCAGATAAATCGCGTAGGTTTCAGGCGTTTGGTTAAACGTATCGGGACAGCTATATGCCGGATAATTGGGACTGGTCGTAGAGACATAGCTATACATCTGAAGAGCCGCGTCCGGGAAATTCTGCTTGAGCGTCTTCACCAGTCCTGGCCCGGAAGGAGGATTAAGACTATCAGGAATATCCGCGTTCTTATCCAGAGCAGAGGTAAAGCCATTCAGCAAGAAAAACACCTTGTGCCTGCCCGTCGGATTGACCGGAGTATTGGGCGCGTTGAGCAGCGTCAGGTTCGCGGGATCGAAACCGCCGCTATCGGCTCCCGCAATATTCTG